ACTCTTTAAATATAATATACAATGTGCAAGTTCCCCAACAAGTTGTCAGACAATTCAATATAAATCGAACGTGTGAACTATAAGAACGTTTATAAATTAAAACATATATAGTTAACAATTTATTTACAATTATGACATAATATGTTAACAGTAATACAGTATTATATAATCATAAAGATAAAGAAAAACAAAGACCTCAAGGAAAGACTTGAAGAAAGAAGGAATCATGAGAATCAATAGTTACAACAAGTTTTTTGCAAAAGTAGCAGAGATTATGAATACATCAATAAAAGCTGTAAAGCCAATTGACGGTAGATATAAGGTTGAATTAGCAAATCACGTATGCTTAAATGTGTATAGAGGTGTTGGGGGAAGTCTGTTTATACATGACCATAGAGGGATAGCTCATATTACAAGCTGTTATGATTTTGAAGATTTTAAAACAATGAAAGATTTGTATGAAAGACTTGTATCAGACTATAGTGAATCAGCCAAAAAAGAAGTTATGGAAGTAAAGCAAGAATTAAATGCACGTTTTGGAAAAGAGCAATATTTTGATACAGATACTTTGCAGCCAAATAAGAAAATAATTGCAAAAATTGAAAATATCAATCATTGTCCGAATCAAAACACATGCTGTATTGTTTCACCTTTTGTACATTGCAATTATAACTACAAATCAGATAGTTGTATTAAAGCGCATAAGAATTTTATTCATGATTGCGAACAGGTACATAAACAAATGAAAGCAAGAAGCAATCCAGAATGGCATCATGTTAGTCTTGCAACACTAGCCAACATTGACATTGACATGTTGGATGAAAAAAGGCAGAGATATTTTAAAATATATAAAGAGCTTATAAAAACGGTAAACGACTTGCATAAATGCAAAACAGCGGCAACTTATGAAACTCGATGGCGGAGATTCAAGCAAGCAATTGCAGATGATATATACTATAGAGGAACAACACTATATATGACAAGATTTCTCGACTCAAAAATATCTATGTGTAATGTAGAATGTGGCTTATGGTCTTCAGCAGATGAAAAAGCAACTAGCTTCATCAAATCACGTAGATACAGACACCCCACATTAAAATAGTAAATTTCACAGCTGTTCTATCGGCTACACGGGAAGAAAGAAGTAAACTATGAATTTATACGGACTCAAGAACAGAAGTACAATCGGTAAAGCAATTATGAAAACTGTTCATGGCATACAGCGGCTTTAAATTCATTAGAGTGCAACTTATATAAACATAAGGGTGGCGGATATACAATTTTTGCTTATAATGCTGTTGCATATAATGGCAATAATGTTTACAATAATGAATTAGGTGCAATTGCATATCAATCTAAAAATTATGGAAATGCCAATATTTACAAGTTGGAAGTCGAAAAAATTGAGTGGAAAAATAGAAAGTGAGGTTATAGCATGGATAATTTAACACAGACAAAGAAAAATAGACTTTTACAAGAATCTAAGGATAAAATTTTAGAAACACCACTTTTTCATAATGACATTATGAAAATGTATGCTTATATCTACGATTGCACAGCAACAAGCGATACACTAGCAGAAATTCAACTTATGGAAACAGTAAAATCATCACTTGATTTTCTCGTGAGGGGGGTGATAAAATGATTTATTCAGTTGTTGTTTGGGGATTTGATGCAGAAAACGATTATCAGCACGATTGTGACATGATTAAAGCTAAAAGTTTTCAAGAAGCGTTTGCCTATGCTACTAATTATATGTGGCAAGGTTGGACTTTTACAAAAATAGAAATTGAGATATTACAAGAAAATCAGTATATTATACAATATCATGATAACTATACTAATGAAAATGACCTTTTTAGCTGTAAGGCAGACAGTGAACTTGCTGCAAAGATAAAGTTTAGATTGTGTAATTACTTTTCAGATACTAAACGTTATGAGATAATCAGTGTAAAAGGAGAAAGAAAATGCGAAGAATGAAATATAAATATTGTGTAGAGATTGCATATCTGGACACCGATACCGACTACATAAAAGTAGAGTATATCGAAACGCTATCATATAACGCGAAGGAAGCTAAAGAAGATGCTTACTCATATATCAATCGTTTTCCAAATGTTTCTCATCCTACACTAATGGAAGTATACAGAGTTAAATAAAGAGGGGCTTAAGCCCCTCTTTATTTAACTCAATGGAATATTAAACTCAACACCATATAACTGGATCTCATCAACATTAGTATAAGTAGCGTACCCACTACCGCTTATATCAACCAACTTTAAATAAATTGCACCACTATCAACTTGTGTAGCATCGAACGGATTGATGGTAAGAACAGCCATGCATTGATGATAACCGCTTTTATCATGAACAATAGCATTACAGTTGCAGATACTTTGCTCATTTACAAACGATAAATTATGAGACATGACCTTTACAGCGGCAATTGTGAAAGTCTTTGCAGGTTTGAAAGCCAAATCAAGAAAGCTAGCCACATGGCTAAAGCTACAATGTGCGTTGGTATTAGTCAACACAACAGGCATTTTGTAATCATTCAGTGTGCAATCAACCCCGTCAAGCGCAAAATCTCCAGAACGGTTCCAACTTGCATATCCGCCCATTGCCTTATAAATCATATCTGCAATTGAAGCTTGCCCACTAGCGTTAGGGTGGATATTATCGCTAGCAAGGACGCTAGGCCAACGTAAAGCGCTATCGGCGCCGCTTAAAAACTTAAACTTTCCCCAGTAGGTTTCATATAAGGTTTTAATTTCATTGTAAGCTTTAACTTTTGCAACAGTAGTAAAACCGATTATAGGTGTAGCAATCCATCCAATGTAAAGCGTTGCGTTTGGTAACTGCGACATTAAATTGATAACATCTTTTATACCAGAGTTGACAGTGGAAGCTGCAATAAATTGATCATTCCAACCACCTGCAACCACAACATATTTTACTTGTTGTTTCTGTTTATCCGTGAGCGTTGCAATTGCTTGTGTTAGCAATTCTGAAAAGTGAGTATTCGCGCCAAAACCACTTCCGCCTTTACTTTTATTTACGTAAAAGCTAGCATCACTAAAATACTGTTCATGCAAAATGTCGCACCACGGTTTCACCATGCCGCCCGGTGTATATCCTTCACCGTATGAGTCGCCAATTGTTATCAATCCATAATCTGTTAACCATGTATCAATAATATCAGACAATTCCCCACTTGCCTTTAAAGCATCAAGATAATTGTCAATGGCTGCTATATAGTCCAAATTATCAATATAATTTTGAACGTTTGTTTGCCATTTATTCCATTCTGTATAGTAGTTATCCCATTTTGTATCAAGATCCTTTACAGTTTCCAGTATCCAATCAAGGTTTAAATTGTGAAAATCTGTATACGGAAAATTTGAAAATGCCATGCTATCACCTCACTTATTTAAATTGGTCTGACGGGATAACATTGTATTCATTACCGTCTTCACCAGTAACTAAAATCGGTTCAAAAGCTTTGTCAAAATAGTGAGTATCGGGAATCTGTCCAAATTTTTCAATTAAAAATTTTAGTTCCCCTTTTTTAGTTACATCAGTAAGAAGTGGTTGTATAGTGCATGGAGACTTTGAATCAATACATGGAAAATCAAGCTTGTAGTTAGGGGAGATTTGCATATAAGGGATAAGATACCCAACATTTGATGCAACTAATATATGAATTTTTTCGTATGTATACCCATTTGATAACTGTATTACAGACGGCTTTTCTGAACCGGCTGGAATTGTAACTGTAACAAAATTACCTTGATACAAAATATTCATAATAGCATACCTCCTTTTTCCCACCCATACCCCTCAATAACACCTATTGAAATGGTTTCATTTTCCTTCCCACAATGCATAAAAAAGCCGTGTCCTATATCGAGGGCGATGTGCTTTCCCCTACCGCCAAAAGTTGTATAAAGTAAATCTCCATCTTTAGTCTTGTCAGGAGTTGTTATATTAGTGCAACTGTTTATGTATGCTGTCGAATACATATACCGCCCCGTGACAAGATTGATAAAGCCGCTACAGTCAATCACAATCTTTCCTAAACAGAACGTCTTGATTTGTGCTTTCATGGCATCATTATACTTTTTAAAATAATTTGGCTCCGCCGCCCAAAGTGCCTCAAAAACCTCAGGAGTACACTTTTGCCCCTTCGCTCCGTAAAGGTATGCGTATTGATCACGCTTTTTGTAAAGCTCTCTCGCTTTTGCAATATACGCTACATTCTTATCCGGAATTTCATAAATCATATTCACACCTCATTTCTTTCTTTTACTATTGTCAACAGCTCTGTTATAACTTGTGTGTTATTGTTCAGGGCGTCAACCCATTTTGCACTTTCCTGGTCATGTTTTTCATACCATGTTTTTCTCTCCTCACGCTGTCTCACGTCAAGAGCGTTTACATACCACATCACAGCACCCAGACAAACACACGGTACACCTACCATTTGCGCAATTTGCGCAATTACGTTCATAATTTCCATATCACCACACTCCTATTAAAAGTCTATCTGCATAAAGCTTGCACACTTCATCAATAAAGTTGTAAGCTTTAGACAAATCAATTTCCGCTTGCATCATTTGTTGTGACGTTGTAACACCTATGTTTCCGTGAATCCTTCCATCATGTGTTCCGCTTGTTGTTGACTCATCCAAACCATTGGTAACACTTCCATGTGAGGTGTCAGCGCCAAAAGTCTGGGCGTCACTTCCGCTATCAGTTGTGTTATCAGTGTTTGCCACCTCAGGATTTGAAGAATTAAACGCTGCTACCTTATGTGTACTATCTGAAACTTTTCCAAAAGTTGTTGTTACACTACCCTTATTAAACGTTTCTTCCGTGTCAACTTTCCCCTTCTGGAAAGTGCCACCTCCTGTATCAGTCCAACTTTCCATTCTATCATAATTTTCTATGGGATTGTATTCAAGCCGTGTTACTTCCCACAAGTGATCAATAGTCCATTGTAACGAACGTGATACACTTGTAACATGCCGTCTTAAATATTTGGGGTCTTGATAAACAGGTGTCAAGTCTCCATATGATAGCAAAAAGTGTTCAATAAGTTGATCTTTTGACAAACCTTTAACATAGATATCGTTAAAGATACTACTATCATAGTCATACAGAGTTGCTATTGGAATAATTGTTCTCACGTTGTTCACCCCCTCTATTGATAGGATACCTCAAACGTGCTTTAATGTCAAGGTTATAATGGGCGTTTACCTTTTCTAAACATTCGTTAATAGTTTCCACCCACAACTCACATTTTGACATTACCGCGTTTTTGGTTTCTTCCACTTCATCCGTTATCATACGTTCTTTCTTATCCGGCGCTGTATAAATGCCAATTTCCATATCAAAAGCATGTTTGAGATTTTCAACACTTTCCAACGCTGCCTTAACAACATTGTAACATTTTTCGATATCGTTGTTAAAGTATTCATACAGCGGTTTTCCAGTTTCCTTATCATATAGCGCTTGATTGATCACAACAGCAAGCTTCCCCGACATAATATCATCAAAAGCAACTTTAAACGTTTCCGCTGTGCTTTTGTTTTTGGCGGTAAAAATAAAACCAAATTTTGCAAGCGCACATGCAACATCGTGATTAGATAACGTCATGGCAACACGCTGCGCGTACGAATTTATAAGATCTCCAATACCGCACCAATCAGGTGTTAATTTTACAATCTCACAATCTTCACCTATAACCAAATCGCCATTAAAACTAGCGTCAAAAGCTGGATTAGCAACTATATAATTTGTGGGCTGATATTGTACATCAAAACCATACGGGGAACCGTGTTGAGGGATGATTCCAAATCTTGCCGTATTCATAACACAAAAGTTTCCTTTTAAAAACAAAAGTGGATAGATATAATTTTTCGCCCAGTTGGACGGCATACCATCAAAAATTATAAGACTTTCTGCACGTTGCAAAAAGTAACGAAAATATGTTGCGTAGTCCCACGTATTATTGACATGAATCATGTTTGGATTTTGCCTAGACTCATATTCATTTATGATAGGACTTGAAACACCTTCCCCCACGTAATAGCCGCTATATACAAAAGGTTTCATTCTATAAAAATACCCCCATTCAAAAAGTCGTTAATTATCGCTTTTCCGTTTTCAGTTGCGCTGCAACTTACATCTGCACTTTCGCACTTGACAAAACCAGTTAAACCAGAAAGTGAAGTAGGATTGCAAAGCGGTCTTCCAAAGTGGTTAACATCAACTGTCTTTTGTGTGAAAAATCTACATGTTAGTGTGCAAAAATTTTCCTGCGATACACAACCACTTGAACCGCTTGAAGTAACATTGCTTGAAATCAATCCGCCAACTAAAGAGAGCACACCGCTGACAGCGCCTAAAGCATTACCAGTTACAGCACTAGCAACTAAACCGCCTGCCCCTTCTACAATATTTCCCCCTGCATTACTAGAACGGCTAGAAAAGCCAACGTTTGCCCCCGCACTACCAAAATAATATCCAAAAACACCTTTGCTATTAAAAACGCTTGCACTGATATTTCCGTTTATATCCATTTGCATTCCAACATATATTTTTCTGTCGGCTTTTATAAAACTGCCGTCAATTGGAATAGTACCTATATATGGAATTGCAAGGGTATATTTTGAAAATGGTTCAACGTTTCTATAATCAAAATTTTCCACTTGCGGATGGTTTGGTGCTGTAACTGAAACAACATTTCCCCAAATTTTGCCATTTGAAATAGCAGTACCCGTTCCACAACCTGGAATAGGGCCCAGTGATATAGAATCACTACCGCCCCCTATTGAGACAGGAACCCAACAAGCAGATATAATATAATCTTGCGTATTGAAAACTTGTTTTGTAATTACATCACCAATTTTTGTCCAGTCCGTGAGTGCATCAATAAATGTTGATGAGTATAAATAATTGCACAAAGCGGAAAACTGATCTGGACTCAACGCATGAAAAGCATTTCCGTTTTTTCCTGCTGTTGTAAGTATGATACTTCCCGCATTAGAAAAACCAAAGTTACTTGATACAGCTTGCTGTATAGTTGTACTTGAAGAAGTCGGGAAAAGGGTGTCAGACAATTCTTTGTCAAAAAGAGTGCTAGAACGTGTCACGTATTGTGTATTACTTAGAATCTCATCTTTGTAACTTGCCAAATAATCACAAGTACATGATATTTCATAAGTTGATTCTACATATGTAACATCATTGATAAAATAATATCTTCCAAAAGTTTCACAGTATGCAACATTCCACTCAAAAGGTGCAACACCTTGTAAAATGAAAGTTGGATTTTCTACACTTGTACCGCTTTTAAGTACACAAGATGCACCTTCTGAAAACGTTGGAATTTTCGTACTATTTATTCTTTTGTCTGATTTTCCAAATTTAACTTCAAATGCCATATGTACCCCCTATTCAAGAAAAGGGGCTTGAAGCCCCTTTGTTTAATCTAATAAAATCAATATTGCATTCTCTGTAAAATCCACGGGTGTTTTGAATGTGTAATGATTCCAACCGTTTCTAAAAAGATAACGAGCGTTTAAAGGTTCCATAGCGCTTGATTGATCAACCGGCACAATTCCTAGCGTGTCAATATCCATCATAATTCCTAAAACATTTTTGACAGTCTTGTTTGTAAGTGTAAACTTACTTGTACCGTCTGCCTTGACACCTTCCGCACTTCCCTTAATCGTCATAGGATTTTCGGGATCCGTCCAGAAAGTAACCTTCTCATAATCGCCCAGTTCTGCCTTTTCTGGATGGAAAAACTCGCTTCCGTTTGCCTCAAAATAGTTTCCAAATTTTGAAACAAGATAGAAACGCAAGTCTCTTGCATCCGTGTGACGGTTTACAACTTTGTCTGTGAAATCTCCGTGAAAACGGGTTCCGCGAATGGCAAGGTTTTCTTTTAGAGTTTTCATCTCTGCCGACAACCACACCATGAAGGGGCGAAAATCAGCCGGATTCATGATTGTTGTTGCAGTCATTGCAAGCCCCGTCTCAGCGTTATACTTTCTTAACGCATGAAATACTTGATTTTTCTTGCAAAGATTTCCTGCTGCTGGCGCATCACTGCCCGCATCCGCAAGGATAATTGCAAGGTTGGCAAGCTGCGCTCTAGCAATATTTTCAAGATCCATCTCATAAATGTTTGAAAATTCAGTCATTAACATAGAGAAGTAGGACGCTACTCCGCTTTCAGAGTCAAAAGCAGCGTTTAACTGATTCTTCCAAATAGTATACTTTCGAGCGAACGTTTGTCCCCCACTTGCGATTGTAAGAAGTACATCATACTTTACGGGCTTTGTTCCTGATTTCCAATCCTGGCTTGCCTCTGGTTTAGCAAGTTCCGCGTTTATATTCCACTCATCATTGTCAATGTTGGAATCGTTTACAATAGGCGTAAACTTTCTAATATAATTGCCGTAGCGTTGCGCGTCCCAAACCATACCGGAAAGTTTTCTTGAATATGGGCGAATGCTAAAAATAGTCTTTGCAAGGACTGATGGAATAATTTGATAGAGGTTATCATCTTCCCTCTCAAATCCCATTTTAAACGTGTTTTGCATCTGCCCAAAGCTTAAATTCTGCCCCGTTTTTCTTCCGGTGTATTCCTCATACATGGTATTCAAAATAGCAGAAATTTGTGTATAATTTAAACTTGCCATAGTCTACCCCCTTAGAAAAACTTACTTAAATCGGTATTGCCGTTTGAACCACCGAAATTAGCCTTGCCATTGGCTAGCTGCTGCGCTTTTACAAGCGCTGTTGCAAACTTGTCATAGTCAAAATCATTTTGGGATGTTTTTGGTTCTGCCTTTGGTTCTGCCTTTGGTTCTGCCTTTGGTTCTGCTTTAACGTCAAACGCTGCAATTTCATCTTTACTGTACCCTGCGTTTACAAGCTTTAAAATCTCATCAATTTTCATATTTTAACCTTCTTTCTTTAATGTTGACAGCTGTAAACAGACTCGAACTGTTATTATATGAGTCAAAGTCATATGTGCTAACCGTTACACTATACAGCAGTAATAGGCGGTCTGTCTGTCGTCCCCGACTCGCACACACTGGCTAGTGTTTGGATAGTGCAACCGCCTATTTATTATATAACATTATATATAATGTTTGTCAATTACAACTTTATAAAATATCATACCATGATACACAATCAAAAGATGCTAAAAAATCGCACTGTGTTTCATAGTCTGAAAATGTTATGTCACCACTAATAAACATTGGCTTTAGATACTTTTTACTACTTGTTTGCCACCTCTCTAGTGACGATGGCGAAGCATCAAAAACATCATCACAATAAGCTCTCATAGGTTTAGTTACATAAAACTTAAAGTCTGACTTATGCAACCACACGGAAAACAAAGGCGTTTTCATATCGTGCGTATATTCCTTTAAGTTTTGATGCCTTATTCGGTCATCTTCCAAATCCATAAATTCATTATCAAGCTCCATTTTTGCTCTGCCTTTTGGGAGATTTCTATAGAAAGCGTTTTGTCTCTTTTTCTCAGAAATAGGAGATTTAAACGGAAGTATAAGCGTAGTTTCGCATCTGTCTATTTGTGTGATTTCAGTTCTTTCTTTTACTGCTTTATAGCAGTCTGGGATGAGTCGATATCCGATTAAAATGTTAGACATAATTGCGTTAGAATTACCAAAAAACCACGTTCTTATTTTTTCCGTTTCAGAGTCAGGGCGGTTTCTGAAAAGAACCTCCATAATATTTTTGTATGCTTGAAATTCATTTTTTATAGGTCTGTCACCTTTTTGTGGAATGAATTCATCAAAAATTACATCATAAAAACGCGTAAAGTCTATACCAGTTTTGTTTTGAAAAGTAGACAGCGAAACACCTACTATAAAAGGTTTATCGTTTTGCAAGTCCTCATCTGTCAGATATGCTTTGCCATAACCTTTTTTGTCGTTATATTTCAAACGAATATCTTTTCCAAACCAGTCTGGCTTTACAAAGTCGCCTATGGTTGAAAAACTATTTTCAAGTGCAACGTTTGTTCTCCTCACATATAAGATAGGATAGTTTCCATCATTCCAGATATCACATATCAAGTGCGATTTTCCAATACCTCTACCACCTATTATGTCAATATACCTTTGTCCCACGTCACATATATATTTATAATTTAAATACCCGTTTTCTTTATATAAACTCATATTATCACCTCTTTAACTTAAAAGAGGGAAGTCGTTTTGACTTCCCTTACTGCCTTATACAAGCTCAAAATTCATGTACGTCCTGCCTGCCTTACTTTGTGAACGTGTTAACTTAAACTGTAAATTGTACGTCTCCATAAAATCATAGGCGCTTTCTGCTGTCTTGATCACGGTTGGACTTGACGTTGCAATTGTTACAACTTCGCCCGTCTCAATGTTTGTATGATAGAAAACAGCAACTTCCTTATCATCATCTGTCGAATAGCGTACATAATCTGTAACATTTACGATAGTATCATCTGGCAAATTCTTCATTAACAGATGATTGTCATTTGCCATCTTAAACATTTCTTTCTTGTCAAACTCTCTTGATTGTCTTTCAATTCTCATTTTCGTTATCCTCTTTTCTTTTATTTAAGGTTATTATCCTTTACAAGTATATAATAACTTATTTACAAACTTTTTGCAAATAAAACGTTATTTACTCTACTATTTCATCAACTATAGTGTAATTCTTTATTTGGTCATCTGATAGACCGATTTCATAATCACGCGCAATCATGCAACTATACCCAGTATATTCAGTTATTGCATCTTTGCCTTGATAATCAACAACTTTTGTTTTTGTGATGGTATCACTATCATTATACCAGATTTGAAAACCGCCGCTATTCTTAATTTTGAACCCCTCTTTAAAGTTATCAAGGTTTTTAATAGCTTCAACACCTCTTGCCTTTTTAACTCCAGATATTGTACAGCCAAAGTATGTTTTATCTTTTGTTTCTTTGTACGCATTAAAACAATACTTCTTCGCACCTAATGTTTTAAAATCTTTGTATTCGGGTTCATATTTGTCTGACTTTATATCGGACTCACAATCAAAATAGCCAATATAATATTTTTTACCGTCAATGTCAACAAAACTATTAGTTTCTTCACACAGTTTGTATATCCAATTATTTAATTCTGTCAACTTGTCAAAATTAAAGTTAGTTGCTTTACAGCTGTCGGTATCACAATAAATATATGAACTTTCCGCACATGCTAAAATCCTACGCAAGTGTTTTCTTGCATGTGCTGTTGTATATACCCCCCAAACATAAGGCAGTACACTTTTTTCACTTTGCTCTGTAATGCTCTTTTCATCTGGAATTTTAAAGCCGCTTGCATCAACTTTTTCTTTATATACAATGTCATTTTCATACCTTGAATATGAAAATTCTTGCCACTCGTTTTCAAGATATATCATAACAGGGTGAACAGGATCGGTTGCAGCCATGCCATAAATACCATTTAATTTATTTTTGGATTTCATTAAGTCATATTCTGCTTCTTCCCTCTCTTTGCTATTTGGGGCGGTATGCTTTACCGCTATTTTTAGTTTTGTTTTTGCGGTAAAGTATTCCATTATAACACTTCTTACATCATCTGGTATATATCCATAACGTGCGGTATAGAGCGTATCTTCTATAATTTCAATGGTGTCAAAATCATAGCATTCATCAATGATAGAATAGTCTATATCTGTCACAGTTGTTTCAAGCTCTGCCGCTTTCCACACTCTACCATTGTCGGGGTCTACCCCTTGCAAGTTACGGCATTTGCTTATAGATAGATACGGATTGTATTGATCTTCTTTAAGTCTTACATTTGTAAGCTTTATTTGTGCTATCCATGCAAGATTTTTACTTTTTATATACTTTAAACATTTGGATGTTACGGGCATTTTTTTAAATGCTGTTACTGGAAACTGCATCAAAAGAAGCATAGCGGGGTACATGCTACTTGCATCGAAACTATAAACGTCATGATATATTTTAGCGCATTTTATCATGTTTGCGTGAGTATCGCCACCACGAAAAGCCTCTTTCAAAAGCGTATATGTTTTGTCTGTTAAAGCTAACTTTTTCTTTAGCAATCGTGTGGTAGTGCCTTTTCGTATAGCTCTTTTCATGTCACGGCGCACATAAGATGTACTTGTTAAAGGTACGGTTGCGATTCTATCACCATCTTTTGTAAGCATGTAAGTTATTGCTTCCCATAGTCCTAAAGTATCATTGATTATATATCCCCACTCTATAGGATTGATATAGCTCTCATTATGCCTTATAAGTGAGTAGTCCAAATCGCCTTTTGCTTTTATATGTGTACAGCCAGCTATTTTTTTCGTAAAATTCTCAAGCGACATGTTTGTGAGCTTATAACTACACCTCAGCTCGATACCACGTTTCTTTAAGCGCCATACAAGCGGTTTACGTTTACCAGTTGCGAACACTTCGCTATAATCGTTTAAATAGCCAATCATAAAAGAAAATTCAAAAGGCAGATTGTGAACGTAAATCACAAAATACCGTGACTCATTTGTTTTATAGTAAGCTTGTATTTTATCAAGCAAAGCGATAAAGTCAGACCAATATCTACCCGCTACTTCTTCTCCATCAATGCAAGCCGACCAAACATACATAAAAGCGTCAATAGGTTTCGTGACTTCTTCGCCGTGATCATCTTTTTCAATTCGAGTACGTGAAGTGGTTTCAATGTCAAAAGTTCCAAATTGATCAATATAATAAGAGCTGTCTTTCTTTTTGCCTAAAGGTTTATGCAAGGAAAAGCTATGTGACGGCACATAGTCCGTCACTGACTTAACTTCTATATCATCATATTTATTTGACCTATTTAAACATTGAACTATCATAATTTACAACTCCTGCCTTATAGACTTTGGTTTTGGCTTCGCTCGCTTGCTCTTATATAGTTTGTTTGCCGCTTTAAATTCTCTAGCTTTATCTTTCCATGATAGCGAACTGTTCTGTATAAGTGCAACTCGAAATTCTGCTTGATCTTTCACAGACGGGTATAAATCTTCAAAAGTGCTAAAGATTTCATTCAATCCCTCACGTGTGTTTGTATTAAGTGCCTCAGTTAACATTGTAACTATTTGATCACTTGATAGCTGTGCATACTTTTTATCTGATAGATAGTGCAACGTGTTAAAAAGTTTATCACGGATATTTTTGGAAAGATTGGAAATGTCAACCCCGTAACGTTCTTTAAATGTTGCTACTCTTTTATTTTCTACTTCGATGCTACCTCTGGCGGTTGAAGCTTTTGCTTCAAGATAGTGCAAAAGCTTGTTTTCAAGCGCTCTCAATTCACGTATTGAAAAATCTTTGTATACAGCTTTACCAGTTGAAACATAAGAAGCGTTATAAGAAACGTGCTTATTAAAGTAGTCAACAGCATCTTGATATCTGAAAAGTGCTGTTCTATCTTCCGTGATTCTGCCTTTTGATATTGCTGTTGTTAGTGTTTTGGCGCGCTTGTTTGCAACGTTGGCAAGCTTGCCAACACGGGCGATATATTCTGACTTACTAGAAGTGGTTTCGATAGAATCATAGTGCCAACGTGTGAAATACTTTGCTTGAATTTCTGTCTGTTTCATAACTTGATACCTCTCTTTGCTAATTCTTCTTTTACAATGTCATATTTATAGTTATGTGGTGTGATTTCTCTAAAAATGTTGCCAATTTCATTTTCAGCGTAACCGTGATTTTTCAAGACTAAAACAATATACTGCACAGCCTCAGCCCCTTCTTTGTATGAACACTTCACTCCATCTCGTGGCAACTTATACCATGTTGTCGTTTTAATATCGGATACCGCCTGTACTAACATTGCGTGTTGCAACTTTTCATATGGTGTTAGCTTATTATTTATAATGCCGTCTTTAGGTCTTTTCATTTCTTTATATCTCCTTTAGTTTTTCTTTTATTGTATCATGGAGTTGTTAATAAATAAAGGATAAATTATGAACAAAGTATTAACAAATTATTGTTATAGTTGATATAGAACAGCAAGAACAAATGTGCTAACAGAGGAGGCGACAGCCGACCATCGACTGAGGGCGACAGCCCGAGGGAGTGCCGATAGAGTTGTCTGACAATTAAGAGGGAACTTTCCTTTTGTATTTACTACTTAAAGAGT